CGACCCGATGCACTTCGCGAACCGTCGCGAGGAGTACAGCGTCGTGATGGACGCGGCGCGGTACGTCCGGATCGACCGGGAGGTGTGCGGTGCGATCCACTCGCGGGAGGGACCGCTCGCCCGGATGGGTCACCTCCTCGAAAGCGACCGGTCGGGCTACCGGAAACTCGTGCAGGACGACACCGAACGGGCCGGCTACTACCACACGGTCACGCTCGGCCCGAAACGGATCCGGGAGGCGTTTCCCGACCACCGAATCCCCAAAGAGTTCAAGCACTACTTCGCGCGAAACGCCGAGTCGCTGCCCGACGAACACCCGCTCGCGCACCCGAAGCTCGAAGCGTCCTACCAGTCGAGCCGGTGGAGCGAGACGCTCCGGCCGATCGACCACGAGGAGATTTCGTCGGAACTCGAAGAGGCGATCCTCGCGGCGCTGAACGAGGCGAACCTCCCGACGCAACCGCTCGACGACGGTGGCGGCGAGGGCGGCGGCCCGAGCAACGCCCGAACCTTCGTCGAAGACGATTACTTCGAGGCGTCGACAGTCGACCGCTCGCGGGTACTCCCGCTGAACCTCGAACGGGTCGAGAGCGATCAGCGGAACGTCGTGGTTCGCCAGCTCGCCAACGGGCTCTCGCCGGTCGAGTGGGACTCGCTGAAAACGCTCACGGCCGACGGTGGCGACGTGTCGCCCGCTGAGATCGCGGACGAACACGACTGGCACCCCGACAGCGTGCGCCGCGGGCTCCGGCGAATCGAGGAGATGGTCGTTCGCGAACAGGGATCGGTCGCGTTGCGATCGCATCACGTCGCCGATCAGGTCGTCGAGGCGCTGCACGCGGCGCGTGAGGGCGTCCGGAACGCCGTGGGTGCCGCGGCGAACGCGGTCCAAAACGCCGAGCGGCGGGCGCTCGACGATCGCACCGACGAACTGATCGCGTTCTGCCAAGCGAACGGGATCCACGTCGACGAGCGCGAGGCGCATCTCCGGGTCCGGATGGGGAACCTCGCAGGTGAATCGTGGTCGGACCTAGTGACGCGGCTCAAGCGGTACTGGACCGACGCCGGCCGTGATCCGGAGCGGCTCAAGGAGGCGGTGACGCATTACCGCGACGACGCGGGACCGAAGATCCGCCCGGCGCGGGGCGCGTGGGGGGTGGGTCAGACGCTCCGGTAGCGCGGCCCCTCATGAGTGGCAACGCTGTTCCGATCACCGTTTTGCGACCATTTTCGCCGCGATCGATCCTCGTGACCGGTAGGTTCGCGACGATCTCGACCGCAACACAAGCGGCGATCCGGACTCGACGAGAACGGTGTCGCCGTCGAACCGACACCGGGGAGTCGGTTGACGGTTAGGGGTGTGGCTAAGGCCACATATTCTAAGGTACCCCACCGTTTTCGCGAAAAATCCGCGCACCCCAGCTCGCGTCGATCCGCTCCCCGTCGGCAGAGTTCAACCCCAATACAACAAGAGGGATTTCACAAACGTAGCTGACTAGCCGGAATCTGGGCCTCTCGACTGTGAGACCGATAGTGCGTCTCGCCGGGATTCGTCCAGTTGTTGATCTCTAGCGCCCCCGCACGAACACTCCGCGACGATACGACCGTGATCTCCCGTCCTTCCGCTCGATACCATACGAGAACGTAGCCACCGTTCTCACGACCGAGCGTCCGATGCTGATCCTCCCAGAACTTGAACGTCGGACGAACTCCATTCACCATCGAGCCCTTCACGTCCCACGGCCGACCACTCTCCTTGTCGGTCGCGTCGAACTTGAGCCCGTCAACTTCGGGATAGTCGAGCTCGATCGGATAGTTGTCGGCCGCCCATATCTCAACTAAATTTCCGTACCTTCCGACGATCGACGGATCATAGCTCATGGCGATTTCCGTTTGGGTTGCGGTTGGCACTCGATATCTCCGCGCGAGTCGAACGTCGATCGACCGAATCCGGCCGCGATCCCCCCGCGCAGATTCGCGCCCCCCGCCGTGATCGCCCGCGTATAAAATAAGGTATGCGCCGGGGCGGGTGAGTGAATGAACGAGTGAATCGTCTCGGGGTCCAGCGATTCACGCTTCGATCTCATTCACCGATCCTCCGTGTTCGCCGTCGCGGTATTCAGCGATTCGGTCCGAGACCCACGCCGCGGAGTAGCCCACGACATCGCCCGCGTCCGCGTAGGTCATGCCGTGCCGCTCGACCGCGCGGATCGCCTTGTCGATCGCTTCCTGTCGCTTCAGGCCGTCCGCGTCGAGCACGTCGTCGCCCTCCTCGTCGTCCTCCATCACGATCGCGAACTCGCTCGCCTCGTGCTCGGGAAACGTCTCGGCCGTGTCAGTGAGTCCGCGGTAGTCGGCCGCCTCCTCGAACTCGTCTTTGCCGCCTTCGGATTCGAGGAGTCGCGCGATTCCCGGATCGGATCGGCTCGGCTTGTTGATCGCGAACGACGCGACCCGCCGGATCGACTTCGCCGTCTTCGTCCGGGTGTGACCGACGAGCAGGACCGATCCGCGCTTCGGATACGGGCCGTGCTTCGCCTCCTTCTTGCGAATGAAGAGGAGTGAGTCGCTGAACTGCTCGGCGGCCTTGTTGCCCGAGCCGAACCCGGAGAGTTCCTGTGCGATTTCGTCGAGCAGCGCGAGCACCGGTCCCTCGATCTCGGCCATCGCTTCGAGCATCTCGCGGTCGGACCGAACCACGCGGTCGAAGCCGTCCCACGACGTGTTTCCGATGAGCGCGCCGCCGGTGCGGACCTTCCACGCCTGCGCCACGTCGAGCGTGGTCGCGGTCTTCCCGGCGCCGGGAGACCCAAACACAAGCCCGATTGCGCCCTCGTGGGTGAGCTCCGCGGCCGCGTCCGCGTAGAGATCGCCGCCGTCGCGTTCCTGACCGGTGAGCCCGGTCGCAGACTTCATTTGCGAGACGCTCCCGTGTCTGACCGCCTCGTCGATTGTCCGCGTCGCGGCGTTCTGAATGATGAGACGGCCGATCTCCGTGTCTTCGATCGGCTCGTCTATCAGCCCGTCGTAGTAGTTGAGGAGCCGGAGCGTCCGCCGGTCGTCGACAAGCCCCGCGAACGATCGGACGTTCTCGCCGGGGTCCTCGCCCCGGAGCTTCGATCCCAACTCGGCCGCCGCGTACGCGCCTGTCTTGTCGGATCCCATGTTAATCGTTCCTCGCGAGTGGTTCGTCCATGTCGTCGAGCAGCTCGAAGCCGACCGTCTCCTCGTCGTGACCGTTTGACTCTCCGCGGATCGCGTCCTCGGCCGTCATCGACTCCGGGAGCAGCTCGTCTGGAATCTCCTCCGCGACGACCTGCGAAACGGTCGCGTCGTCCCGGTCGAACGCCGGCGTCGTGGTCGGGTCGATGATCTCTTGCTGGTCCAGCAGCCGGCGCCGGTCGAGCTTTCGGACGATCGACCGAATTCGTCGCTGGAGGTGCCGGCTCTTGCGTGCCTCCGGCTCGAACTCGTCGCGAAGCGCCGCGATCTGGTCCATCGCGTCGACGACCTGTACCTCGCCGGCGAGTTCCGACCCGGCGACGGACTCCCGCCAGTTGGCGACCGCGACGTTATCCTCCGGCCGGTACTCGCGACATTCGTACACGCGCGCCGCGACTGGCCACTCGAAGAGGGTGCCGGCGTGAACGTCCATGTCCGCGAACTGGTCTTCTGAGAGTTCGTAGACGGCGCCGCCGGTGTCGTCGCTTGCCTCGAACGCGACGAGATAGATCCCCTCTTCGTCGGGGAGCAGATCGGCGACGTAGCCGCCGGCGACGTAGCCGCCGATCGCTATCGCGACCGCGGCGGTGACGGCGACGCCGGCGCCCTCAAGTTCCCACGGATACGGGAACGATCCGCGCTCGGCTCCACCTATAAACAGCAACACAATCCCACCGACGAGTATCGGCCGCTCGCGGGCTGTCTCGACTGGATTCATATGATTTGCTCCACGTCTTTATCTTCGTCTTCGCGACGCTTCCGAACGACTCGGTAGGTGAGTCCGGCGCCGCCGATCCCGCTGAACAAGATGAGGATCTGTGCTCGCTCGTAGCTGATCGGCGGGCGCGACGGCGTCGTCTGTCCGGTGCTCACGTAGCTAAACCGGTTGTTCGCGATGCTCCCGGGCGTCGTCATGGTGACGGCCGCCTGTCCGGCCCGCAGCGGGACCGAGACGAATATCTCGGTCTGCCCCTCGGGGAGCCGGTGTTGATAGATCCGTCCGGAGCCGGCACCCTCACCGAACTGCACGGCCTCGGTGAGCGTGATCCGCGTCGACGAGTCTGTCTCGAATAGCAGTCTGAACCCGCCTCGATCGCGGTCGTAGTTCCACGAGACGAGTCGGGTCTCCGCGTCGATCTCTTGGGCGTAGGTCTCGGGCTCGCCAACGTCGACGGACGTGTTCGTTTCGAGCCCGGGGTCGCTGTCGGTCTCCTGTGCGGCGGCGCCGCCGACCGCAACACAAGCAGCCACGCTCACCGCAACACAAAAAATCAGGATCCGGCGCATCTCAGACCCCCGGAATGAACGACCGGACCGTCTGCTCGACCCAACCCACGGCGAGCCCGATCGGGTCGAGCCCGAGCGCGACCATGACGATCCCGGCGACGACGATCGCGAAGCCGATTTTGAGGATCGGCTCTAGTGCGAAGTTGATGATCGACAGATACGGCGCGAACGGGTTTACCATCCTCAGCTACCCTCCTGTCCGAAGAGCGCGTACGCGATTCCGACAACGCCGAGAACGGCGGCGATCGCGCCGGCGCTCGCACCGTCGCCGAAGTAGCCGGCCCCAGCCCCCCCACCGGTGGCTTCCTCCTCGATCAGCGCGTCTCGCTCTTCTTGGATATCCTGCTGGTACTCCACGAGTTTGTCGAGCTGAGTATTCAGCTCTTCAATATCGGTCGAATACCGTTCTGTCGTCTTATCCTCGAAGGTGACATTACTCACCGGCTCGCCGTCGTACCCTTCCGCGTCGATCACCTTGAACTGGCTTTCAAGTTGAAACACGTCCCCTTCTGTCTCTCCCGAGTCCGTGGTTCGGTCGTACATCAACCAGACCGGGCCCGAGATAGTCGATGGGTCATAGGTGTCGCCCACAATGAACCCGTCAGTCGGCGGATTCCTGACCGCGAGGTTTCCATCGATGATCGTCCCCGAGTTCTCCCCGGTGACAATTTCGATAGTTAGTTTCGTTCGATTGTTGATCGGGATTCCGAGCCGGGCGAAATCCGCCGTGACATTCGATAAGTCGTTTTGCTCGCTCGCAGTCGCGGCTAACTGATCCGCTGTGACGAGTTGGCTTAGGTCCACGTCTCCCGATTGGTGTTTGGGATAGACGGTCGAAATCCAAGATAAGATCTCAGACTCCACTGTCGAGGCGACCGAGGTCGTCTCATCCCAGATGCTTTTCCACATCGCAGGATCCCAAGCGACAATTTCCTCACCAGTTTCCGGATCCGGTGGGTCCAACATCAGAATCCCGTAAGCCGGTTCCGCTCCGTCGGTGATTCGGATATCTATATCACTAGAGCCACCGTTATCGGCTGGCAGAGAGATATACGAGTATGAGCTGCCGTTTGCTAGGGTCTCGAACGAATTTTTTTCTTGTGTTCCAATGTAGTGGTCTGCTACTGTTCCGTCTTCACGGTCCCACTCCATAATGGTAGTTGATAAATTGGCATTGCTTTCTATTGCAACCCCCAATCTGCGCATTTTAGAGGCTTGAATCGTGTAGTGGTCGATCAGGTTCTTTTGCGTCGTTGAAACCTTCTCCATGGCCGCATCAACGGCGTTCGTTTCAACATCGGCCTGAGAATCCCCTACGTCCATCCGCTCAATCGCCACCTCGATCCCCGCCTGATACGCGGTTCGATCTAGTCCAGAAATGACGTTAGTGATCGACGTGATCACACGGTCATCGACCGATTGCATCTCTAGCACGTCCTCATACACTGAGGTGTGGGCATCGAGAGCGTTGAGTGCGTCCAACTGATCGTTCACGTCTTCGCCGGTCGCGGGGTCAGTCACCCGGTCATATATCTGTTTCACCCCCCAGAGAACCGGAGAAACCAAGAAACCGGCTTTTGAGAGAATCCGGTCGTTATCTCCGAGACTAACCGCCGCCGCGCTTGTCGAGGCGACACCACCGAGTGTTCCCGTCGCCCCGATCCCGATCGCGGTCCGTCGCATTACCCCCCGGCGAGTCAGACCCTCGGAATCTGGTTGTGTTGCGGTCATGAATCGTCCCCGCGCGCCGCGACGATCGCAGCGAGAGCTAGCACGACTAGCGCGACCATGCCGGTCGAGCCGCCGACCCCACCGAGCCCGCCACCGGCACCGCCCGCAGTCGCGACGAGCGAGCCCCAGTCGACGGAGTCGATCAGCGACTCATCCTCGGTCGAGACCAGAACGTGAACCGTGTCATACGTCTCACGATCGGAGTCGGAGAGCGTCACGTCGACGGATTCGGTCGCGCCGGCCGCGACCGAGAGCGTCGTCTCGTTGAGAACGGTTCCGTTTCCGGCCGTTTCGTCGGCGGTGAGGCCTTCGAGCGTGACAGTCACGTTCACCGGACCGGAGCCGTTCATCGAGTCGTTGCCGACCGCGTCGACGTAGATCGACTCAGTCTCGTTCGTCACGTCGATCGTGTCGTTGACCAGCTCACCGGAACCGTCCTGTGCGGCGGCGCCGCCGGCCGCGAGCGCGATACCGATCCCGGCCATCAGAACCACGAGCGCGAACGCGAATCCCGCGAATTTGCTTGTGTTGCGGTTGAAGTCAGTCATCGCCGGACCCCCGAATCGAGTCGACAACGTCGGTAACGTCGTACATCCCCATGTGGTCGGCGAGCGTGATCAGGCCGGCGACGGCGACGGCGCCGTAGACGACGGTCGCGACGATCGGCTCGCCGAGCGCGACCGCGAGCTCGGCGACGGCGTTGTAGTCGAAGAACTCCAACAGCCCCCAGTTGACGGCACCGACCGAGGTGAGGATCCAAATCACGCCGGCGAGCGTGTCCTCACCGTCCCAGATCGAACTCATAGCATCCACCCCAGAGCGAACTGCCCGGCGGTCACACCGACGACGTAAAGGAGGCCCCACAGGTCGGAACTCTGGAAGAAGCTGCCGACCGTGTCAGGGAAGACGATGAACGCGACGGGGAGAATGAGCGCGCCGCCGCCGGCGAACATGTACCAGCCCTGTAGCCCCTGAATGTCGTCCGAGAGCGACTGCAACTCGGTGTTGTCGTTCGTCAGGATGGTCCCGACGATCGACCCGTAGCCGAGCAGCCACGCCGTCGAGAGACCGATTCCGGAGAGCGTGAATTGGGTCGCTCCAAAGTCCACGTCGAACAGTTGGAACGTCGCGATACCGACAAGCATGAACGCCGAGGCGAGACCCGTAACCACGAGGGCCGCGTCGGCAGCGTCAAATTCCATTTTAGCCATGCGTCCGATTACGCCACAGCCACCCCCTTCAAATAACGCAAACAACACCTTCAGTCGCTGTCCCGTGTCGATTTGAGGCACATTTAAGTGAACCACCGTGCTAGTGGAAGTCGATGGCGTTCAAAAAACTCGTCGACAGAGACGGCAGCGGAACCGTAACGATCGACAAACAGCACCTCCAACTCGACGGATTGGTCGCCGAAGACGGGAGTATCTGCGAGGCGGACGCCCACACCCAACGCATCGGCGAGCGCGCGTACCTAGTGCGGTTCCCAGAGAACGGAGAGGTCCCCTCGCTGTTAGAACTCGTGGGGACTGACGGAGGCGATGCTCGATGAGTGACCGCGCCGAACGCGGACCTAACGGCTTCCCATACCCGGATATGGACGATTCAAAGATCGGCGCTTGGGAAAGCGGGCAGTTCCACCTCCAGATTCAACGTGACGACGGAGAGACGTTGCGGACGAACTTCCGACCGGAGGAGTTCCGCGCGCTGCGTGACGCGATATCCGACACGCTCGAACGAGCTGCGGACGACGAGGAGGTCGATTACGATGGCTGATCCAGAGACTCCGCAGACAGCGGCAACGGAGCACCCGGACCACCCGATTCTTGACGACCCGGAGGGCTACCTGTGAGCTACACGAAGATCTACTACTGCGACCATTGCGTCGGCGAGACGCTCCACTACAGGGAGGATTTCGACGAGATGTGGACCTGCCCCAGCTGCGGGAGTGGTCGGCGTGAGCGAGACTGGTCACGAGGCGACGCTCTTGGGGAGCGGTGATGGGCGGACGCAACATCGAGCGCCGAGTCGTCTGCGAGACGTGCGGCTGCGAGCTCCCTTCGATTCGTGTCCGCAGAGGTCGCGTCGAGTGCGCCGGTTGCTATCTCGACCGATCAGGTGTCTCGCGATGAAGGCCGTCGAGACGTTCCCACACGAGTACATGGCGAACTACCTGTACGACGACGGGCTCGGGCCGTGGTTCGGTGCCGCGCGCCTGTGCGACGCCACAGGGAGCCGACGTGGCACCTTCCGACTCGACGGTGAGGAGTGGCGCGTCACGCTGTCGTATCAGGAATCCGGGCTCGCACCCCCAGACGGCGGCGAGACGCCCGACGGAACCCGCGTTGAGTTCGACACGCTTCGCGAGTTCCGACTGAACGCGGTCGCTGACGACGAGACGGGCGAGCGGAAGGTGAAGGCCCTCATCCAGCCGCGGTGGCGCGGGCTCGAATCCGAATCGGGGAAGTCGGTCGCCCGGCCGCTCTGGGATCTCGGCGACGCGGTGAACGTCCGCGTGAACGCGTCGAACGTCGAGTTCGATCAGGTCGAGACGGTGATCCACCGGGCGGCAGGCGCGGTGACGCTCGACCCGATGCACTTCGCGAACCGTCGCGAGGAGTACAGCGTCGTGATGGACGCGGCGCGGTACGTCCGGATCGACCGGGAGGTGTGCGGTGCGATCCACTCGCGGGAGGGACCGCTCGCCCGGATGGGTCACCTCCTCGAAAGCGACCGGTCGGGCTACCGGAAACTCGTGCAGGACGACACCGAACGGGCCGGCTACTACCACACGGTCACGCTCGGCCCGAAACGGATCCGGGAGGCGTTTCCCGACCACCGAATCCCCAAAGAGTTCAAGCACTACTTCGCGCGAAACGCCGAGTCGCTGCCCGACGAACACCCGCTCGCGCACCCGAAGCTCGAAGCGTCCTACCAGTCGAGCCGGTGGAGCGAGACGCTCCGGCCGATCGACCACGAGGAGATTTCGTCGGAACTCGAAGAGGCGATCCTCGCGGCGCTGAACGAGGCGAACCTCCCGACGCAACCGCTCGACGACGGTGGCGGCGAGGGCGGCGGCCCGAGCAACGCCCGAACCTTCGTCGAAGACGATTACTTCGAGGCGTCGACAGTCGACCGCTCGCGGGTACTCCCGCTGAACCTCGAACGGGTCGAGAGCGATCAGCGGAACGTCGTGGTTCGCCAGCTCGCCAACGGGCTCTCGCCGGTCGAGTGGGACTCGCTGAAAACGCTCACGGCCGACGGTGGCGACGTGTCGCCCGCTGAGATCGCGGACGAACACGACTGGCACCCCGACAGCGTGCGCCGCGGGCTCCGGCGAATCGAGGAGATGGTCGTTCGCGAACAGGGATCGGTCGCGTTGCGATCGCATCACGTCGCCGATCAGGTCGTCGAGGCGCTGCACGCGGCGCGTGAGGGCGTCCGGAACGCCGTGGGTGCCGCGGCGAACGCGGTCCAAAACGCCGAGCGGCGGGCGCTCGACGATCGCACCGACGAACTGATCGCGTTCTGCCAAGCGAACGGGATCCACGTCGACGAGCGCGAGGCGCATCTCCGGGTCCGGATGGGGAACCTCGCAGGTGAATCGTGGTCGGACCTAGTGACGCGGCTCAAGCGGTACTGGACCGACGCCGGCCGTGATCCGGAGCGGCTCAAGGAGGCGGTGACGCATTACCGCGACGACGCGGGACCGAAGATCCGCCCGGCGCGGGGCGCGTGGGGGGTGGGTCAGACGCTCCGGTAGCGCGGCCCCTCATGAGTGGCAACGCTGTTCCGATCACCGTTTTGCGACCATTTTCGCCGCGATCGATCCTCGTGACCGGTAGGTTCGCGACGATCTCGACCGCAACACAAGCGGCGATCCGGACTCGACGAGAACGGTGTCGCCGTCGAACCGACACCGGGGAGTCGGTTGACGGTTAGGGGTGTGGCTAAGGCCACATATTCTAAGGTACCCCACCGTTTTCGCGAAAAATCCGCGCACCCCAGCTCGCGTCGATCCGCTCCCCGTCGGCAGAGTTCAACCCCAATACAACAAGAGGGATTTCACAAACGTAGCTGACTAGCCGGAATCTGGGCCTCTCGACTGTGAGACCGATAGTGCGTCTCGCCGGGATTCGTCCAGTTGTTGATCTCTAGCGCCCCCGCACGAACACTCCGCGACGATACGACCGTGATCTCCCGTCCTTCCGCTCGATACCATACGAGAACGTAGCCACCGTTCTCACGACCGAGCGTCCGATGCTGATCCTCCCAGAACTTGAACGTCGGACGAACTCCATTCACCATCGAGCCCTTCACGTCCCACGGCCGACCACTCTCCTTGTCGGTCGCGTCGAACTTGAGCCCGTCAACTTCGGGATAGTCGAGCTCGATCGGATAGTTGTCGGCCGCCCATATCTCAACTAAATTTCCGTACCTTCCGACGATCGACGGATCATAGCTCATGGCGATTTCCGTTTGGGTTGCGGTTGGCACTCGATATCTCCGCGCGAGTCGAACGTCGATCGACCGAATCCGGCCGCGATCCCCCCGCGCAGATTCGCGCCCCCCGCCGTGATCGCCCGCGTATAAAATAAGGTATGCGCCGGGGCGGGTGAGTGAATGAACGAGTGAATCGTCTCGGGGTCCAGCGATTCACGCTTCGATCTCATTCACCGATCCTCCGTGTTCGCCGTCGCGGTATTCAGCGATTCGGTCCGAGACCCACGCCGCGGAGTAGCCCACGACATCGCCCGCGTCCGCGTAGGTCATGCCGTGCCGCTCGACCGCGCGGATCGCCTTGTCGATCGCTTCCTGTCGCTTCAGGCCGTCCGCGTCGAGCACGTCGTCGCCCTCCTCGTCGTCCTCCATCACGATCGCGAACTCGCTCGCCTCGTGCTCGGGAAACGTCTCGGCCGTGTCAGTGAGTCCGCGGTAGTCGGCCGCCTCCTCGAACTCGTCTTTGCCGCCTTCGGATTCGAGGAGTCGCGCGATTCCCGGATCGGATCGGCTCGGCTTGTTGATCGCGAACGACGCGACCCGCCGGATCGACTTCGCCGTCTTCGTCCGGGTGTGACCGACGAGCAGGACCGATCCGCGCTTCGGATACGGGCCGTGCTTCGCCTCCTTCTTGCGAATGAAGAGGAGTGAGTCGCTGAACTGCTCGGCGGCCTTGTTGCCCGAGCCGAACCCGGAGAGTTCCTGTGCGATTTCGTCGAGCAGCGCGAGCACCGGTCCCTCGATCTCGGCCATCGCTTCGAGCATCTCGCGGTCGGACCGAACCACGCGGTCGAAGCCGTCCCACGACGTGTTTCCGATGAGCGCGCCGCCGGTGCGGACCTTCCACGCCTGCGCCACGTCGAGCGTGGTCGCGGTCTTCCCGGCGCCGGGAGACCCAAACACAAGCCCGATTGCGCCCTCGTGGGTGAGCTCCGCGGCCGCGTCCGCGTAGAGATCGCCGCCGTCGCGTTCCTGACCGGTGAGCCCGGTCGCAGACTTCATTTGCGAGACGCTCCCGTGTCTGACCGCCTCGTCGATTGTCCGCGTCGCGGCGTTCTGAATGATGAGACGGCCGATCTCCGTGTCTTCGATCGGCTCGTCTATCAGCCCGTCGTAGTAGTTGAGGAGCCGGAGCGTCCGCCGGTCGTCGACAAGCCCCGCGAACGATCGGACGTTCTCGCCGGGGTCCTCGCCCCGGAGCTTCGATCCCAACTCGGCCGCCGCGTACGCGCCTGTCTTGTCGGATCCCATGTTAATCGTTCCTCGCGAGTGGTTCGTCCATGTCGTCGAGCAGCTCGAAGCCGACCGTCTCCTCGTCGTGACCGTTTGACTCTCCGCGGATCGCGTCCTCGGCCGTCATCGACTCCGGGAGCAGCTCGTCTGGAATCTCCTCCGCGACGACCTGCGAAACGGTCGCGTCGTCCCGGTCGAACGCCGGCGTCGTGGTCGGGTCGATGATCTCTTGCTGGTCCAGCAGCCGGCGCCGGTCGAGCTTTCGGACGATCGACCGAATTCGTCGCTGGAGGTGCCGGCTCTTGCGTGCCTCCGGCTCGAACTCGTCGCGAAGCGCCGCGATCTGGTCCATCGCGTCGACGACCTGTACCTCGCCGGCGAGTTCCGACCCGGCGACGGACTCCCGCCAGTTGGCGACCGCGACGTTATCCTCCGGCCGGTACTCGCGACATTCGTACACGCGCGCCGCGACTGGCCACTCGAAGAGGGTGCCGGCGTGAACGTCCATGTCCGCGAACTGGTCTTCTGAGAGTTCGTAGACGGCGCCGCCGGTGTCGTCGCTTGCCTCGAACGCGACGAGATAGATCCCCTCTTCGTCGGGGAGCAGATCGGCGACGTAGCCGCCGGCGACGTAGCCGCCGATCGCTATCGCGACCGCGGCGGTGACGGCGACGCCGGCGCCCTCAAGTTCCCACGGATACGGGAACGATCCGCGCTCGGCTCCACCTATAAACAGCAACACAATCCCACCGACGAGTATCGGCCGCTCGCGGGCTGTCTCGACTGGATTCATATGATTTGCTCCACGTCTTTATCTTCGTCTTCGCGACGCTTCCGAACGACTCGGTAGGTGAGTCCGGCGCCGCCGATCCCGCTGAACAAGATGAGGATCTGTGCTCGCTCGTAGCTGATCGGCGGGCGCGACGGCGTCGTCTGTCCGGTGCTCACGTAGCTAAACCGGTTGTTCGCGATGCTCCCGGGCGTCGTCATGGTGACGGCCGCCTGTCCGGCCCGCAGCGGGACCGAGACGAATATCTCGGTCTGCCCCTCGGGGAGCCGGTGTTGATAGATCCGTCCGGAGCCGGCACCCTCACCGAACTGCACGGCCTCGGTGAGCGTGATCCGCGTCGACGAGTCTGTCTCGAATAGCAGTCTGAACCCGCCTCGATCGCGGTCGTAGTTCCACGAGACGAGTCGGGTCTCCGCGTCGATCTCTTGGGCGTAGGTCTCGGGCTCGCCAACGTCGACGGACGTGTTCGTTTCGAGCCCGGGGTCGCTGTCGGTCTCCTGTGCGGCGGCGCCGCCGACCGCAACACAAGCAGCCACGCTCACCGCAACACAAAAAATCAGGATCCGGCGCATCTCAGACCCCCGGAATGAACGACCGGACCGTCTGCTCGACCCAACCCACGGCGAGCCCGATCGGGTCGAGCCCGAGCGCGACCATGACGATCCCGGCGACGACGATCGCGAAGCCGATTTTGAGGATCGGCTCTAGTGCGAAGTTGATGATCGACAGATACGGCGCGAACGGGTTTACCATCCTCAGCTACCCTCCTGTCCGAAGAGCGCGTACGCGATTCCGACAACGCCGAGAACGGCGGCGATCGCGCCGGCGCTCGCACCGTCGCCGAAGTAGCCGGCCCCAGCCCCCCCACCGGTGGCTTCCTCCTCGATCAGCGCGTCTCGCTCTTCTTGGATATCCTGCTGGTACTCCACGAGTTTGTCGAGCTGAGTATTCAGCTCTTCAATATCGGTCGAATACCGTTCTGTCGTCTTATCCTCGAAGGTGACATTACTCACCGGCTCGCCGTCGTACCCTTCCGCGTCGATCACCTTGAACTGGCTTTCAAGTTGAAACACGTCCCCTTCTGTCTCTCCCGAGTCCGTGGTTCGGTCGTACATCAACCAGACCGGGCCCGAGATAGTCGATGGGTCATAGGTGTCGCCCACAATGAACCCGTCAGTCGGCGGATTCCTGACCGCGAGGTTTCCATCGATGATCGTCCCCGAGTTCTCCCCGGTGACAATTTCGATAGTTAGTTTCGTTCGATTGTTGATCGGGATTCCGAGCCGGGCGAAATCCGCCGTGACATTCGATAAGTCGTTTTGCTCGCTCGCAGTCGCGGCTAACTGATCCGCTGTGACGAGTTGGCTTAGGTCCACGTCTCCCGATTGGTGTTTGGGATAGACGGTCGAAATCCAAGATAAGATCTCAGACTCCACTGTCGAGGCGACCGAGGTCGTCTCATCCCAGATGCTTTTCCACATCGCAGGATCCCAAGCGACAATTTCCTCACCAGTTTCCGGATCCGGTGGGTCCAACATCAGAATCCCGTAAGCCGGTTCCGCTCCGTCGGTGATTCGGATATCTATATCACTAGAGCCACCGTTATCGGCTGGCAGAGAGATATACGAGTATGAGCTGCCGTTTGCTAGGGTCTCGAACGAATTTTTTTCTTGTGTTCCAATGTAGTGGTCTGCTACTGTTCCGTCTTCACGGTCCCACTCCATAATGGTAGTTGATAAATTGGCATTGCTTTCTATTGCAACCCCCAATCTGCGCATTTTAGAGGCTTGAATCGTGTAGTGGTCGATCAGGTTCTTTTGCGTCGTTGAAACCTTCTCCATGGCCGCATCAACGGCGTTCGTTTCAACATCGGCCTGAGAATCCCCTACGTCCATCCGCTCAATCGCCACCTCGATCCCCGCCTGATACGCGGTTCGATCTAGTCCAGAAATGACGTTAGTGATCGACGTGATCACACGGTCATCGACCGATTGCATCTCTAGCACGTCCTCATACACTGAGGTGTGGGCATCGAGAGCGTTGAGTGCGTCCAACTGATCGTTCACGTCTTCGCCGGTCGCGGGGTCAGTCACCCGGTCATATATCTGTTTCACCCCCCAGAGAACCGGAGAAACCAAGAAACCGGCTTTTGAGAGAATCCGGTCGTTATCTCCGAGACTAACCGCCGCCGCGCTTGTCGAGGCGACACCACCGAGTGTTCCCGTCGCCCCGATCCCGATCGCGGTCCGTCGCATTACCCCCCGGCGAGTCAGACCCTCGGAATCTGGTTGTGTTGCGGTCATGAATCGTCCCCGCGCGCCGCGACGATCGCAGCGAGAGCTAGCACGACTAGCGCGACCATGCCGGTCGAGCCGCCGACCCCACCGAGCCCGCCACCGGCACCGCCCGCAGTCGCGACGAGCGAGCCCCAGTCGACGGAGTCGATCAGCGACTCATCCTCGGTCGAGACCAGAACGTGAACCGTGTCATACGTCTCACGATCGGAGTCGGAGAGCGTCACGTCGACGGATTCGGTCGCGCCGGCCGCGACCGAGAGCGTCGTCTCGTTGAGAACGGTTCCGTTTCCGGCCGTTTCGTCGGCGGTGAGGCCTTCGAGCGTGACAGTCACGTTCACCGGACCGGAGCCGTTCATCGAGTCGTTGCCGACCGCGTCGACGTAGATCGACTCAGTCTCGTTCGTCACGTCGATCGTGTCGTTGACCAGCTCACCGGAACCGTCCTGTGCGGCGGCGCCGCCGGCCGCGAGCGCGATACCGATCCCGGCCATCAGAACCACGAGCGCGAACGCGAATCCCGCGAATTTGCTTGTGTTGCGGTTGAAGTCAGTCATCGCCGGACCCCCGAATCGAGTCGACAACGTCGGTAACGTCGTACATCCCCATGTGGTCGGCGAGCGTGATCAGGCCGGCGACGGCGACGGCGCCGTAGACGACGGTCGCGACGATCGGCTCGCCGAGCGCGACCGCGAGCTCGGCGACGGCGTTGTAGTCGAAGAACTCCAACAGCCCCCAGTTGACGGCACCGACCGAGGTGAGGATCCAAATCACGCCGGCGAGCGTGTCCTCACCGTCCCAGATCGAACTCATAGCATCCACCCCAGAGCGAACTGCCCGGCGGTCACACCGACGACGTAAAGGAGGCCCCACAGGTCGGAACTCTGGAAGAAGCTGCCGACCGTGTCAGGGAAGACGATGAACGCGACGGGGAGAATGAGCGCGCCGCCGCCGGCGAACATGTACCAGCCCTGTAGCCCCTGAATGTCGTCCGAGAGCGACTGCAACTCGGTGTTGTCGTTCGTCAGGATGGTCCCGACGATCGACCCGTAGCCGAGCAGCCACGCCGTCGAGAGACCGATTCCGGAGAGCGTGAATTGGGTCGCTCCAAAGTCCACGTCGAACAGTTGGAACGTCGCGATACCGACAAGCATGAACGCCGAGGCGAGACCCGTAACCACGAGGGCCGCGTCGGCAGCGTCAAATTCCATTTTAGCCATGCGTCCGATTACGCCACAGCCACCCCCTTCAAATAACGCAAACAACACCTTCAGTCGCTGTCCCGTGTCGATTTGAGGCACATTTAAGTGAACCACCGTGCTAGTGGAAGTCGATGGCGTTCAAAAAACTCGTCGACAGAGACGGCAGCGGAACCGTAACGATCGACAAACAGCACCTCCAACTCGACGGATTGGTCGCCGAAGACGGGAGTATCTGCGAGGCGGACGCCCACACCCAACGCATCGGCGAGCGCGCGTACCTAGTGCGGTTCCCAGAGAACGGAGAGGTCCCCTCGCTGTTAGAACTCGTGGGGACTGACGGAGGCGATGCTCGATGAGTGACCGCGCCGAACGCGGACCTAACGGCTTCCCATACCCGGATATGGACGATTCAAAGATCGGCGCTTGGGAAAGCGGGCAGTTCCACCTCCAGATTCAACGTGACGACGGAGAGACGTTGCGGACGAACTTCCGACCGGAGCAGTTCCGCGCGCTGCGTGACGCGATATCCGACACGCTCGAACGAGCTGCGGACGGCGAGGAGGTCGATTACGATGGCTGATCCAGAGACGCCGCAGACAGCGGCAACGGAGCACCCGGAGGGCTACCTGTGAGCTACACGAAGATCTACTACTGCGACCATTGCGTCGGCGAGACGCTCCACTACAGAGGAACCCCGCCATAGTGTTTAGCACGAGCAGGGACGCATCAAATGCGTCCATCTTCAGTTTTGACATTGCGTTTCGATGATATAGAGGAACCCATACAATTATATGCTTCACGATATACCGATAGGTAAGCAGGTAAGAACATATCGCGGTGCATAGATTGGAACCCTAACACCGCGATTCAGTACCGATCCGCTAACTAACTCTTAGCGGCCAAGTCCTTAAATCCGACGGTTAGGACGCTATACGGTACAATTCTTATCTGATTGGTTCCGGCAAACCAATGAGATCAGACGACAACGACACAAGCGAATCAGTCCAGTGCGTGCAACCACAGTGCCATGAATTCGATGCGAACGTACTGTTCAACGAACACGGCCTAAAACCGTTCTTCGCTACCGACAGCCGCATTAAGGCCGGTGGCGGTTCTCAAGATTCCAGTTTCGAGAAGTACGGCGAAAAGTGGAACGTCACCCTGTACTACCAAGATTCAGGTATCGAACACCCCGGAGACGAAACCCGCGACGGAACGCCGTTCGACCTCGACGAGATGCGAGAGTTTCGAGTAAAGGTCCAAGCCGCCGACGACGACGCAGGTCAGCGGTCATTCAACGCGCATTTGTCCCCACGGTGGCCCGGTATGCAGTCGGTGAATGGCAACGACATTTCGCCGCCTAAGGGCTTTGGCGACGGGGTGAACGTCCGTATCTCAGGGTCGAATATCCACTTCGGCCGGTATCTTGACTTGACACAATCCGCGTTCGAGTCCGTCGGTGTGAATGAGTGGTATTTCTACAATCCCGAAGATAGTACCCTGATTGACGCCGAGCGATACGTCCGTATCTATGAGAACCGATCCGGCCCGATCCACGGCCGCGCCGGTCCAATCGCCGGATTAGCTCACCTACTCGAAAACGACCGACAGGGGTTCCGCAAGCTCGTTCAGAACGACGACGACGAACAGGGCCGCAATCTGCCGGGATACTACCACACCGTCACTCTCGGCCCCCGACGAATCAGCGAAACGTTCCCGGCTCACGAACTCCCGAAGGAGATTAAGCACTACTACGCCCGTGAAGCCCTGTCGCTTCCGAAGTCGAACCCACTACGTCACCCGAAACTCGGTGTGTCCTACCAAAAGTCGAAGTGGGATGGAAAGGTCGGCCTTGACGATCTCGATGAACTCATCTATGAGTTAGACCAGACACTTCATTCAATCCTGTATGATTCCGAGCTCGCACTTCAGGACGGCGATGGTTCCGGCCCCTTCCGTTCAGACGACTATTTTCAGGCCGACGACGTGCAGTATCCCGACGACCACATTATTTCTCTTGACTTGACCGAAATACGCCAAGAGCAAGACTCCATCGTAATTCGCCACCTCGCAGACGGTGGCTTTTCGCCCGTCGAATGGGAGTCCCTACAGGCCCTCGTAACCGACGGAGGGACGTTATCGTCCGGCGATATTGCCGACACTACCGGCCGACACGTAGATTCAGTACGACGTGCTTTGGACCGACTCGGTGATATGGTCGAGAAGGAGTACGGCCGTGTTTCGCTTCGATCTAACCACATTGCCGATCTAGTCCACGACGCCGTTAAGGAAGCGAAGGAGTCCACGAGAAGGGCCGTCGAAGCCGGAGCGAAAGCCATCCAAGCATCCCGACGCGGTGTGGATGAAGCGACCAGCGCACTAGTCGCATGGGCTGCAAACTGGGATGTAGACCTCAGCGCCGGGGAATACGTAGAAATTGATTTCGGCAAGATGGATATAGACGACCTCTCCGAAGCCCGCGCCGAAATCAGACAGATACTCAGAGAGGGACTAGATCGGTGGGAGGCCGCCGGTAAGGATACGAGCCGGTATATGGGCGGTTCGTTCACTGCCGTCGTAACGTACGACAAGTACCCCGATGCGTCGTACCTCAACCGGACCAGAACCGCTAGACTGTCCGGTTCCATCGGCCTGCGAATCGACACGTAGAGCCCGTCTAACGAGTGGCAACGCTATCAACCACCCCTTTTAGTACAAGTTCAGTTGCGTTCAACCAGCTGTGAACCACAAGTCTACTTGTTTTCGAGCGGCCGTCCGTCGTGATCGAGCCCGAGCCCGACACGGCCCCCGAGGGGAACCCGACGGCCGCCGTCGGGGTTCCCCTTAGGGGTGTCCCTAAAGGGACAAGAACAAAATACTACCCTCCGCTCCGCGCAAAAATTTTAGCCCCCCACCCCCCACAGCCACACCGCAAACCTAACAGACGATACAGAGAGAGACCATACCAGCCAAACTATCCATGAACATATATTCAAAGCTATTATTAGCATTGAAGATATATACAACGCTATGGCAAAGCAAACTGCCCGCGACCGCTGTTGGAATCGGATCCTCTCACTGATACTGAAAGGTGGAGTCGTAGGTAAAGCCGATTTGACGAAGCCGGAAAGTGTGTCGGATAGAACCGCCGCCGACGTACTGCATACGATGGAAGAAATGGGATGGATAAAACGCGATCCTGTCCCCGGACCTAAACCCGACAAGTGGAGACGAGGCCAACAACTCCCATCAACACTACACACCGAATCAGAATAGCCACTGTCCAACTACTCCCTGTTTTTCTGTTGATCCTTATGGCCGTAGTTGGTCAGCCGGTATTTGCGCTTCTTTACTGTGGCTTCTGTGATGAGTGTCGCCGGGATTGGTCCAGTTGGTGATTTCTAGATCACGAGCCCGAACGGTTCGACTCGCTACGACTCTAATTTCTGTTCCCGAAGCGCGATACCAAACCAGTACATAGCCACCATCATGTTCAGATAACGTGTCGTGTTGGTCCATCCAAAATTTGAACGTCGGTCGAACTCCGTTCGTCATCGAACCTTTCACATCCCACGGCCGGCCGTCCCGATCGTCGGTTGCATCAAACTTCAATCCGTCCACGACTGGATAATCTCGCTCGATTGGATACTTCCCGGCCGCCCATATCTCAACTAAATTTCCGTACCTTCCGACGATCGACGGATCATAGCTCATGGCGATTTCCGTTTGGGTTGCGGTTGAGTTTTGCAGCTGCTATTCAAAATTTCAATATCGAGTCGACCACCCGGTTCGACGCCCACCCCCGGACCCGCGACACCCCCGCGAATCGCCCGCGTATAAAATAAGGTATGACCGGGGGGTGTGTCCGTCATAGTATTATTCATCAGCCGGAGGGTTTTGCTTCGGTACGATTTCCGTATGGCGGTTTTCATCTCTCCAACTTCTGTACACTTTGCCGACCCAATCCGACGAATATGATAGCCCACTCGCAATCTCTTTGTACGGCATACCGGATTGAGACTGCTTGATTGCGGTCCGAATCTCGGTGTTTTTCGCTACTGACTCAGCGTCGAGCCCGTCGTCGTCATCGTCGTCGTCCATGATGATTTCGAACGCGCTCGCCTCGTGTTCTGCATAGGTTTCGGCCGTGTCTGTCAGTCCTTTGTAGTCGCCCGCCTCGGTCCACTTGTCTTTGCCACCGGGAGTTTCCAAAAACGTCGCGCGCCCCGGATCTGACCGACTTGGCTTGTCGATACCGAACGATGCAACCCGACGGATGCTTTTTGCGGTCTTGTTTCTCGTGTGACCGACGAGCAGCATACTTCCGCGCTTCGGGTATTGCCCGTGTTGTTCTTCCATCTTCCTGATGAACAGCGAGCGATCAGAGAACTTCTCAGCGGCTTTGTTGCCTGAACCGAAGCCTGACAACTCTTGGGCAATCTCATCTAGCAAGGCCAACACAGGCCCGTCTATCGAAGCCATAGTTTCGAGCATATCAACGTCGGAATGGATTTGATAATCGAATCCTTCCCACGTCGTGTTTCCTATAATCGTCCCGCCGGTTCGAACGCGCCACGACTGAGCAATGTCGATCGTGGTTGCAGTCTTGCCAGCGCCGGGACTCCCAAACACGATTCCAATAGATCCCTCGTGTCCGAGTTCTTTCGCGGCTCTCGCGTACAGATCTTGACCGTCTTTATCGTTGCCTGTGAGCCCTGTCGCGCTTTTCATCTGACTCACTGAGCCGTGTCGAACTGCCTCATCCATCGTCTCGGTTGCAGCATTGCTGATTATGAGCCGACCGATCGGCGTCTCCTCTATCGACTTCCCCGGCGGTAGCAATCCGTCGTAGTAGTTCAGCAGTCGCAGCGTTCGCTTGTCGTCGACCAGCCCCGCGAACGATCGCACAAGATCGCCGGGATCTTCGCCGCGCAATTTACTTCCCAATTCGGCCGCCGCGTATGCTCCGGTTTTGTCGCTCATTGGTCTGGTTGCAGGGCTTCGCTGTCATCGAGCAGGCCGAAGCCGAGAGTATCGTTTTCGTCGTGTCCGTTCGTCGGGTCGCTGTCTGCTGTCATCGACTGTGGTTTCAGATCCTCGGGGACTTCTTCGGCCACAACTTCGGATACCGTTGCACCTGACTTTCCGAAACTCGGTGTGGTCGTTGGATCTAGAATCTCTTGCTGGTCTTCCATGCGCCGCCGATCGAGCTTACGGATGATCGACCGAATCCGTCGCTGAAGCCGTCGGCTTTTCTGAGCTTCGGGCTCTAACTCGGTTCGGATTTCTTCGATGTGGTCGATCGCGTCGGCCACCAGACAATCGCCAGCGAGTTGTGACCCGGCGATTGACTCCCGCCAGTTGGCGACTGCTACGTTTTCCTCGGGTCGGTACTCCTTGACTTCGTAGACTCGTTTCGCGGTCGGCCATTCGAACAGCGTGCCTGAGTGAACCTCCATCGCGTCGAATTGGTCTTCGGTAATCTCCCAGATTGCGCCGCCGGTATCATCGCTCGCCCGGAAGGCAATCAGGAAAATTCCGTCCTCGTCGGGTAGAAACTCATCGAGCTTGCCAGCGCCGAGATACCCAAACACAAGCGCCGCGAATCCGGCCGTGATGACGACACCCGCGCCGGGAACCTCCCACGGATATGGAACCTCGCTGCTGTACTCCGCGATCGCTATGTAAATCAATCCGCCGCCGACTATCAGAGTCGATTTGTCTTTGAGTGACTGAATGAAGCTCATAGCACCCTCTTGTATTGCTTATCGTCGTTGTCTCGCCGGTTGCGCATGATGCCGACCGTCGCACCTGACACACAGAGCCCGGTCAAAATGACCAACAGTTGAACGCGGCCGTAACTGATCGGCTCGCCGCCGAACTGTGAGACTCCTGTCGACACGTAGCTGTATCTGTTGTTGGCGATCGAGCCCGGCGTTGTCATCGTCAATGCTGCCTGCCCTGCGCGCGTTGGAACACTAACGAATATCTCGGTCATCCCGGCCGGGAGTCGCTGCTGATAGATCCGGCCGCCGCCGGCTCCCTCGTCAAACTGCACGGCTTCGGTGAGTGTCATCGTCGTCCTCGAATCGGTTTCAAAAACGAGTATGAAACCCTCGCGGTCCTCGTCGTAGTCCCAGTCAACGAGTCGCGTATCCTCGTCGATTTCTTGCGCGTAGGTCGTTTGCTCGTCGGTCGTTACGTTCGATTCGTTGATCGTGATTCCCTCCTCTTGTGCAACAGCGCCGCCGGTCGCCGCGATCGTGGCGATTACCGCAACACAAGCGAAAACGCAAATCAGTCTCATCGTCGGTTGGTTTTTGAAAAACATGGATTGGGGGTGTGGTGGCTTGGAGGGCCTAAAACGGATTCACCAAGCCGACCAATATCTGATCGGCCAGTGCGCCGATGTCGACAGTCATCCAGACGTACCCAACGACTAGCAACAACAACACCGGCCTGAGATTCATCTTAGCTAGTCCCTCCGAACAGAACAGCGCCGCCAGCGACCGCCGCCAGCGCCGCAAGTAGTGTTGAGTTGCCTCCATCGAGGAACCCGCCACCGCCACCGCCACCGCCACCGCCGGCTTGCGACTGCTGTTGAAGTCGCTGCTGCTCATCGCGGAGCTGTGCTAGCTCCTCTTCGAGCTTTGCAACGTCGACGGTTTGGGTGATCCGCTTTTCGTTAGCGACGTTCGTCACTTCGTTTCCGGCCGAGTCGGTCGCGTCGATCACCGTAAACGGTTCATCGATTTGGACGAAATCACTCGACTTTTCGCCGGACTCGGTGTCGATGTATTCATACGCAACGTAGATCGGCGCGGCGAAGTTCGACGGGTCGTACTCCACACCGACTTCCCAACCAGTATCGTTACCGCTCCCGTCGGTGGGAGAGGCTTTGGTGTAGAGTTCGGCGTCCACCTCGAAGGTGTTGCCGTCAGCGTCCTGTAGTTCGAGGTCGAGGCTGAACGATGCCGAGGTGGGAATCCCAAGCATGGCAGCCTCAGCAGCTTGACCAGCCATTCCGGTGTCCTGCCCCATCTGCGTGGCAGCCGTCACCGGGTCGATCACGTCCTCGGTCGGGATGTCGCCAGCACCGTACTCGGCGTAGAGGTCGCCGACGAACCCTGCAAGCTTCGTCTTGACCGAAGATGATCGAGAGACCACACTCGATAACAGGTCGTTATAGTCCGAGCGACGAAGTGCGAGCACATTAGAGGAGCCACCGGTAAAATTAAATCTTTGCACATCAACGGCGCCGATTTTAGGCTTGATCTTGTCGGCCCGATCATTAAAATAGACAATGTCGAACTCGTAGGTCTCTCCACTAACGAGAGTGAAATTAGCGGTATCAAGCTCAGCATTAGATACTTGATATGGACTAGTACCTTGATAAAGCATGAACCAGTCGTCCACGGAGACATCAGGATGGGCGTTAGCCATAGCGACATGATGATTTATTTGGGACGCTTGAGTCTCAAAATGTACGAGAATATTCTTTTGGACAGTCGAATAGTAACCATCGACAGCCTCCTCCATCGCGGTGACAGCATCCGACGAGGGAGCCTCAGCGTTCATCTTTTCGAGCGCCGCAGCCTTTCCCTTCGCGAAGGCGACCGTTTCCGAGTTTACGAGATTATTCTCGATTGAGGTGAAAACACGCTCGTCAACAGTTTGCATTGTGAGCGACTGCTCCTCAATTTGAGTCCGCAGAGCCTCCTTCCCAGTATATCCGGACAGGTCCTCACCCTGTCCGAGAACGGACTCGATTTCGTCGCGAGCGAGGTAGGCGAGTCCGGCTCCGCCAGCTGCGCCCGCGATCGCACCGCCAGCGAGTAAAGCCGTGGTTCCGGTAATCACAAGGGCATTGGCCGGCTGCGTGCTCGACGCGAGTCCGGCGGCACCAACAGCGGAGGCGCCGAGTGTGGCACAGCCAACGCGGCGCATAAATTGGCGTCGATTCGGGTTTGGTTGTGTTGCGGTCATAAATCTTCCCCGCGCGCCGCGACGATCGCAGCGAGAGCTACGACTAGCGCGACCATGCCGGTCGAGCCGCCGACCCCACCGAGCCCGCCACCGGCACCGCCCGCAGTCTCGACGAGCGAGCCCCAGTCGACGGAGTCGATCAGCGACTCATCCCCGGTCGAGGTCGAGACCAGAACGTGAACCGTGTCGTACGTCTCACGATCGGAGTCGGAGAGCGTCACGTCGACGGATTCGGTCGCGCCGGCCGCGACCGAGAGCGTCGTCTCGTTGAGAACGGTTCCGTTTCCGGCCCCTTCGTCGGCGGTGAGGCCTTCGAGCGTAACAGCCACGCTCACCGGACC